TACAACGAAGTCAAACTTTCCATAGTCTCCACTATTCTCGTTAAGATATTTCGTTTTCATCTTATAGTCCCTCCACATTAAATAGAGCGTGTGATTCTGGTAATGTGATTTCAAGACCTGCTTCTGTTAGAATCATATCTTTTCTCAAATCTTCATCTGCACTTTGTACATTTGTCATAATTTGAGTATCACGGTTAATACCATTACCTACTAGTGGTCTGTATGCTAACTGACTCATATCAGCCATCATCATCATTCCACTTGCAATACCTCTAAATAAAGGCTGTTTAACTAAGAACATACTTCCGTGCACAGTATTGATTTCCATCAATTTGTGACCAAAAGCACCATCTACGTTATCCATATTCACTCTATAAGGAGCATTTGAATGCCCAACGGATGCATCAATAAACGCACCATCGCCCATTTTATTAAAGAATGAAATTACAGGTAAAGAAGCCATAACAAGTTTTTCACTTGCTCCGCCTCTTGCTGGGTCAAATATTACTTCCATATCTGATAGTAATCTATCGTATGTTAACTCGCTTGTAGTACAACTTCTGTAATAGCCTTTTCCTGAAGAATAAGCTAATGCAGAGTTATTTACTACTGGAGTTACATTTTTAAGGATATTTCCTACTAGACCTTCTGTATATTGAACGCCTTGAACGCGAGCTTTTTGACCGAAGAGCATAGCTCTTTCAATGTCAATTTTATGTTCACGTAACTTTTGAGCCCATATTCTATCGAACTCGTTAGCATATCCACGGTGACGTGTTGCTATTGCTGTGTTTGTTAATTCACAGGCTGTTTTAAAGATTTGAGTATAACCAAATCCGTCATCTAATGTATCTGAAAAAGTGTCTGGTGACGCTGTTCCTTCTTCAAACGATGTCCCAATAATTTGGGCTGAATCGTCGTCTGCAAGAATGTTGTAACCAGTCGCTGTATTTCCTGATAAATCGATTATTCTACCTTGAAAGGTAGTTGAAGCTGAACCTTCAGCTGGTCCAGATTCTACTCTAACTAATACTTGAGTATATCCTGCGTCGGTATCTAGTGAAGAAACTGCAAAAACCATTCCTTTTGTAAGGAAGGAAATTGCTGCCCCTGCACCGTCATCAACGGTGAATAAGTATGAAGTATCAGCTACTACTGCTGAGCCGCCATTTACTGCTGCTGCTAATTTAAAACTTCTATCGGTGTGATTGATTTGAGTTCTGTTTTCAAGAAATCTGAAAACATTATCATCAGTCGCAACTTTAGAAACGTTAGACAAGTAGGTGAAAAAAGGTGATTCTTCTGGTGAAAGTTCTGCAACTCTATCAGAGAAATCATACAGTTTTCTTTGGTCCGGGGCTTGCCCGTAATCGGCACTTGTCGCCGCAGCTGTAATATTGGAAGCTTTTAATATTCCGCTATTGTAAGCCATATTTAGTCTCCTAAACTGTTATTTAGCTAGTCTACCACCACGAGTTGAACTCATAATTCTATCCCACACCTGGTCTCCTTCAGATTTAGTAGGCTGTTCGCCTCCCTGAAGTACTCCAGCTGGTTTAGGAACTGATTTAGCAGCTTGCACAGCTTTTTTGTTTTCATTTGGTTTTGCAGTTGACCCTTTACCTTCTTTCCATACCTTGATTAATGTCTCGATAGGTAAGTTAGCTTTTGGTGTTGTTGCAAACTGTAAAAACTCTTGAGCGTCATCTTGCCCTAATTTGTGCTTGTTTACTAATTCTGTTTGTAAATTATTCATTGCCATCTGGCTTTGTAGTTTAGCTAATTCGTTATCTACTGTTTCATGTACAAGCTTTTTTTCATTTCTTACTCTAAACTTGTAAGATTCTGAATCTTGCTTGTAATAGGCGTCCCAAGGGTCAAAATTATCTGGAGTTGTACTTCCTTCCATATTTTTGCCCTCAACTGATTCTCCAGCAAGTTTTTCTTCAAGTACTTCAACTAAATCTGGTCTAGAATTTAACGTATCTCTTAATTGAATTAAGTCGTTAGACTCACTTCTAAGATTCTCGTGTTCTGCAGTTTTTTTGTCATACATTGATTGAAACTTTTTAGCTTCTGTTTCCCAATTCACTTCTTCGGATGCTTCCACACCTTCTTCTACGGCTTCTTCTTGAAATGAAACGTTTTGTTCCACTGCAGAATCCACTATTGGGTCTTGCTTTATAACCTCTTGTTTTTCTTGTTCATTTGCCATTGTTTTTTCTCCTTCTGATTTAATCTTACGATTCTGAACCAGGGTTGTTTTTGTTTTCGGCCTCCATAGAACTAGCCATCTGGTCTGCCAAATTTCCTAACTGCATTATCTTTTCTTTTTCTTTTACTTTAGAGGACGAGTTAAATTCCTTCAACTCGCTTTTAAACTTCTCAACTTCTGTACGTTTCCTAGATGAAATCTGTTCACGTTCTGATGTTTGTAAGTCTCCACTTAGTTTCTTTACTTGATTTTCAAGTTGGGATATGTAGTTTTGCATTTGTGTCAGCTTGCCTTTTCTTTGAAGAACACCTTCTTTGTCAAAGATTTCACTTTTCTTTAAAACCTCGACGTCATCTACCAAGCCTAACTTATAAGCATCAAGGTACATATTATATTCTGCCACCTTGTTACTCGGTAAAGTTGAACCGGATATTATGCGAATGTCGTGCTGTCCGATAGTAATATCGTTTTCAACAGCAGCAATCGCTTGTGATTTATCATCGTACAATTTCATATTAACAGAAAATTCTGTTAAATCATTATTCGGTTGTACAATTCTAAAAGTTTTTTGGAATTTATAATGGTCTTTAGCTAAGTTATATACAACTTGACCTGTTATACTTAAAGCAGATTCAATATCTCTTAACTTAGACTTCCCTCTAGACTCCCCCATCTCAGATAAAAGCATAGTGCCTCTAGCAGATTCGGGTGCTGCGGACTTAAATCCCTGTAATAATTCTGGTATACCAAAATTTAAATCTATATATTTTTCTACCCTGTCAATTAAATAATAAAACTCGCTAGTTAAAGGAGCTGGTTGTGGAAAGTGAGGTTCTCCAAATTCTGGGTTATATTCAATAACCGCATTTGGATTAGCCCAGTCTTTTTCTAATTGAGTTACACTATCTACACTACCTTCAGGTATTAAAAGCTTTAATCCTGCGGAAGATTGAGCGTGTGATAAGGTTAAAGAGAATAGCTTGTTTAAAAGCCTTTGAGAGTCTTTAACCTTATTCACATCTGATTTTGGATAGGGAGTATTCGTCCAAATATTCGTAAATGGAATAATTGGATATATATCAGTATTTAGGACACGCTCATATAACAAAACATCTCCAATGCTAGTGCATTGCATAATTCTTGTTTGCATTACTTCTTCTATTTCTATTGCTCCACTTGCAATGGCTTGGATATTTTCTTCCTCTTGTAACATCTCAGCATAAATTTGAGCATTAATAATTTTTTCTGCTCCACTGGAAGTATTAAATAATCTATAAAAAGGAACTCTTGTTTTATAAAACCTATCTAACACTTGGTATTTTTGATTGACATTGTAATCTAAATTTTTTGCTTCTGCTGGAGTTAAAACATTTTGAGAATTTTTTAAGTTAGAAGATGGATAATCTTCTCCGTACAAAGAACTTTCACTTACATCTATATCGTCAATAATTTCTTCTAAGTCTGGATATAGGTCTAAAACTTGAGATTTTGTAAGGTAAGTAGAAAGAATCATTCCAGAAGCGTCATGAAAAAATCTATCTCTAGATGCTGGGTCTACATACACCCTAAAAGGGTCAACGTGCGTATATTTAATTTCGCCTCTTCCGTAGTCGGCTTCTGGGTCCATATATACATACATATAACCAAGACCTTGTACTGCATAGTCATGGACTACTTGTTTGAATACTGTATCGCCCTTAGATATGTCCCAGATATACTCTAAGATATGTTTCCATATATTAGAAATTTTATTGTCAGAGTCTTCTCTCCCGATAGCTGTAAATTTAGCTGGTTGAGCTGTAAGTAAAGATTTTAATTTGTCAACAGCTGCATAAACTCTATCTATAACAAAGTCTGCTTGCCCTACGGATGCAAGAGCATCAGACTCTTCAGATGTATAATGATTTCCTAAAACAAAATCTACTGCGTCCCTAGCTTCTAAATCCCAGGTTTGTCTCGCGTCTCTCCATCTTCTAAATAACTCTCTAGAGATTTGAGGGTTTGTTTTATTATTATCGTCGTATTTAATCTTAGACTCCCTTTTATATTTTAAGTCTAAAATAATTAATTTACGACGTTGTTGTCAAGAATTATTTATATTTTTTGTCCAGTAATCCAATTAATAGTTCTGTTAGCTAAATTGTTTTGTTTTTTTTCTAGTCTTTCACCTAACTTACTTATTTCTATTGCTGAGCTTTTAGGAGGTTTTGCCGTAGTAGCAGCATACCAAAGTCCATCAAGTAAGTCGTCGTTTCTTCCTTTGGGGAATTCGAACATTTCATCTATAATACCTTCGTGCTCTTTTTTTATAAATAATTTTCTAGAGTTTACTATAGGGCATAGTAGAGCTTCCAACCTATCTTCTTTCTTAATTCCCCCAGGAGGTCTTATTCCTTGCGAAAGACCTGGAGCTAATTTTCTATCACTTCCAGCTAATTTATTAACATGGTCTTTAATAATTCCTTGGGCACCAACTTTTTCTACATTCACTCTCTTAACAGGGTGATATTTTCTAGCTAAGTCAATAATAACTCTAGGCATATCATACAAGGGAGAATGTTCTCTATAGTAATCTACTATGTATATATTTCTATCGCTGTCTATAGCTATAGTCATTATAACTTGAAAGTCACTTTTTGCGTGAGTCTCATATGCCAAGTCAACTCCCATATATACATGAACTGGAATAGCAGACTCATCAATCATCATATAATTAAATCCACCTCTTTCTTCTAAGTGTCCTCTATATTTATTTATTCTATCTATTTTAAACTTTGCAGTCTCTAAGTCTCTAGCTTCATTCATATACTCTTGAGCAAACTTATGAACAAGTCCCATTTCTGAGAACCTAGATTTAATGTCGTCTAGTTTCTTCTTTGTAAAATAGTTTGGCCATAAAGGAACTCCGTCAACCATTGCTTTTTTGTATAACACATTCCAAGCAGATGTTCTTCCTTCTTTTTTGGCAAGTTGATTATTATCATAAACTCCTTGTAAAAAAGAATCATAATGAACAATAGTACCGATTAACCAAATAGAACCTTCTTGTTCTTTAGAATTTTCTAAAGCTGGTTCTACTGTAGACATAACCCACTCTTTAATTTCTCTTCTTCTATCTGGAGTTTTTGTATTTAACTCAGATTCAAAGTCGTCAAGAATAATATTAGTATATCTAAGACCTAATTGAGAACGACCACGTAAACGTTGACTTGTACCTTTTGCAATAATTCTATCCCCTCTAGACGTAGTAAATTCTTTTTCAGTCCACTTACTTCCTTTTAAATCTCCAAAGTAATATCGTAACGCAGGGTTTACATCAATGTGATTTTGAATATACTTAATGTGGTCAATAGCTTGAGATTGTTCTTCAGACACCCAAGCAATAAATTGTTTTTTTTCTGGGGGAGCAAAATACAACTGATATAATAACGCCGTTTTTGCTAGTGTAGATTTTGCGTGACCACGAGGGAGTATAATACAAGCTCTTTTTTCATTTCCAAGTAATAAGTCACTTAACTCATATTGATATGGAGCTGGATTAGATTTCATAAAATCTTCAGGTAAAAACATTTGACCAAAAGTGATTATGTCTTTTTTTGCTAATTCTAATGCTCTTTCTTTTTGAGATAAGTCTGGAGGAATTATATTAAATATTTCAGGCTTTTTCGAATTCTTTTTCATATACCCTATCTAACATCGTGAACGTTTTTCTTGAATACCAATCCCCGTCTGGAACTTCTGTAAAAGACTTTGAACTTTGCCACAGCTGAGGTCCAGCTACATATATCCAAGCTTTTTCAGTTTTACCACTATTTAATTTTATAGGAACAGTAGTTCTAATATATAACCCAGTATCTATACCTTCGTACTCGTCATACATATTAAGGTCTTCATCGGTTACATCCATAAGTTCTACGACAGCACCTTTTCCTTTTTCGTTTTTAATTATAGCTGGAAAAGATTGCGTTCCCGGAAACACCAAACTAAACCCTTCTGCTTTACCAGTGTCTGGTAATCCTCTTCTAAGTGTTCCGTATACAGCTAGTCTCATTAAGCATACCCTATCTCTCTCGGTATACCAATATTAATAACATCAAAATTAGGTGCATACATTGTTAAACAATTTATACATTTAACAGCGGTTGCGTCTTTTTTGTTAATATCCCAAACAAATACTCCTGTATTCAGAAGTCTGTGAGAGCATATGTGACACCTTTTACTTTTCGCTATTGCTTTTAACTTCTTGAAGTTTTTTGACTTCGGGTCCTTGAATTGCATTTAGTTGCTCCTTAGTAAATCCTTGAAATAGAGTAAGAGACTCTGACTTCTTCTCTGTGTCCATCATTCCAGATATTTTCATTAACGTATTTAAAGCTGATAGCTTATCCCTATCCGTAGAGCCTTGTTTGTCTATTATACTTCTCATTTCTTCTAATAGATATAAAGGCGTAATTTCTGCTTCATTTAAAACTTTGTCTATTTCTTCTCTAATCAAATTCTTCACCCTGTCTGTTTTAAGCAAAAGTTTTGCTTGAGATGCAGCGTATGATTCTTTCTTACTAGGAAAAGCGTTCATATACGCATCTACAACATCATCTCCCTTTGCTACATACTTTGCAAATAGAAATTCTTTTTCTGTTGCTTTAGTTCTTTCTTTTTTACGTACTGAGGGAGATTTGCCGTCTTTTGCAAACGTGTGCATATTAGTACGCATCTCTCCCGTCATAGTAACTTTAGGACTACAAACGAAAGAACCTATTATAGTTCTTATAAATGTAGTCTCTTTTTTTCTATTAGGACTTTTTAATATACCAACATGCAATACTTGGCAAACTTGGCCATCATCTGATGCAATCCAATCATCTACAGAAGCGTGCCTCCAATCTTCACAAATATCAATTGAAGGGTGGTATTCTTTAAATTCAAGTATATTATCAAATAAGTACTTAGTTTCACCATTTATTGTTCTGGTCTTCATAAATTACCTATTTATTTTCTTTGTCGTCAAGTGTTATAATCTTAGACTCTTTTGAATCTAATTCTTTAACAACGAAACCAACATAGTTATTAATAAGAAAGCGTTTTTCCATAAGGTCTTGCTCTAGCTGCATACAGCCTGAACCTATTTGATTTGCTCTTTGAAATTGTGCTTTTGACTCATCTGACAATTCAGATGCCAAAAACTCATATTCTTTCTCATTATGAACTATTTTCATTTTTGTTTCTTTATCACTCATTATTTACCCCATTTACGGTTTTTAACTATTAACGCCATCACTGCATATACAGCAATATCTAAGAATGCATCTTCAATTGGCTCGTTTTGAGCCTTAAAGCTATGCTTAGTTGATAGGTTAACTAGTCGGTTTATCTTATCGTTCATCCTTACTATAATACCTAATAAGGCTATATTGACTTCTTCTTCAGTTTTTAATTGAGTTCCCATGGCAATATTGCCTGGACCGTAGTCAAATTGTTTTTTAGCAAATGTCATATACATTGTATTTAATATCTTTTGAAAATCGTGCTCTGTTTCAGGAAAATTGTCTTTTATATGTAATACTACATTCTCCGTTACTCCTTCTACGTCAGCTGTTGTTTTTTTTTGTTCCATTACTATTCTCCCAGTTTTGTTTCATTGTTATTACTTCTAAGTTATTTATATTACTTGCTTGTTTAATACTGATACCACAATCATAACATTGTCTTACTGGTATCTTGTGCTCTATCGTTAAATCATTTTTATTAGGTTTTTTAGGATTCCAAGGATTATCTTTATAAATGTTATACAATATAAGATTATCTCTTTTTAAAGTACTTTTACTGCTTCTTTGTACCTGTCTCTTATAATCTGAGTAAGGAAGACTGCCATCTTTTTCCATATCATAAAACCCTTTGTTTGCATAATAAGTAAACATAGCAACGCTTTTTTTCATATTCGTCTCTTCTGATTGAGGATAATCTAAATTACGTTGAATACAAGCACAATTCTTGTTACAATACTTTCTTTTCCTATATTGATATATTGTTAACGGCTTATCTTGCTTGTTTGGATTTATAAATTTTCGGCAGTCTTTTTTCTGGCAATACCTTAAATCTCTATAGTTTAGCTTCCTAGTAGTAGTATCTCCATTTTGACTATTCCTTATAAAAATATACTTCTTAGAAAAATCAGACTCTTGTTGAAGCTTCTGAACCTTCTTCATATCGTTACTATTCTTAGCTTTTATTATTTTTTTTGTGATTTCTTCCACAAGTAATCTCCTACTCCTAATTGAAATAACCCATTAGATATTGCCTCTATTTGACGTTCGTCGTGCTCTAGACCAGTATTATAAAAAATCGCGTGTAATACCTCGTGTATAAGCGTTTCTTCTATTCTAGATGGTGCTATGTCTTCATTTATTAATATAACATTCTCTTTTACTAAGTGTCTACCGTATAATTCTTTGTTTTTATCCTCATGCTCTAACTTCGACGTTAAAATTTCGTAAGGATGTCCTCCTATGGTTAATCTTTTCTTCAAATTGCCCTCCCTATGGCTAATGTGTACATTAAATTAAGTATATTAATCATTTGTGTATGCAATATACATCAATATTAATACATTAGTCAAGAATTAAATTCAAGTAGTAATTAATATATCTTTAAGAAAAAGAAAATAACTATTGACAAAGGTAATATGATTTTTGTACTATAATACTCGGTGCTCAACACATAAATAGAGTTTATTAAATCTATTTTTAAAATAATACTCGATACTCAGAGACCCTCCTTTCTAAAAAATATCCTCAAAAAAATATTAAACCCCGAAATTTTTCTATTTTAGGGCTATAACCCCCCAAAACCCAACCATATTCAAAATATCGCATAATTTTGTGTGCGTGTCTTATCTCCACAAACGGGGCCGGGCCTCTTTCTGGTTAGGAATTGGGAATTATGGTTGAAAATTGGGATTCCAGACCATAAGGGGTTGTAAAACCGACTGACTGGTCGGATTCGGTGTAACTCTAACAATAACAATAGATACAGCGACGTAAATAGTTGCCCACCCTCACACAATCTATGACTATATTATAGTATGATAACAATAAACAAAGGACATACAATGACTAAGAAATACAAAGCAAATAGTTTCATATTCCCGTGCTACCAACCGGTGGATAGAGCCTTCTATAAATGGCGTAAGAAGTACGACAACAAACCTATTGTCTTTACAATGATAGAGCATAGGTTAAGCGTAGGTATATGGGAGGATATCAAGTAATACCAAAAACCAAAGTAGGTCGCACCCTACCCTCAAATCAAGGATAGCGGCCTACATAATTAATATATACTCTATATATATATCTATATATTACTAGCTGAATGACTCTTCTCTCTTTTTTTTTATTTGCTAGACTGAGGGCAGAATTTCAAAAAAGTGGATTTTGGAAAGTAGAGACCTATAAGCGACGGAAGGGAATATAGAGGGTACAAATACTTAGAGATGGTTCAATTATACATAATATATATTATGCGTAAATCCCCTATTCAATTATACATAATCTTTATTATGCGTACTTTGTGATAAATCTAAAACATAAAATAGCTGAATCATCTTGTCGGCTTGTGTTCGCTAGACGGAAGATATAAAGAAAAACGGCGACCATAATAAAATGAATCGCCGTCTTGTGAGGTAGGTATAATGAAATGTTATTTCATAGGCTTGTCCATATCTACTAGTTCACAAACAAGTTTTAATTGTGGCTGTGCTTCATATTCTATTGTCTCCCCTCTTTTTCTTTTTGGTAATGTTACACCATTAGTAATAAGTAATAAATTAAAGTCTAAGACACTTGTATGAACATCACCTAAAAACTGCTTATAAGTTTCGTCCATATTTGATAGTCTTATTATATGCGTGTCAATCTTACTTCCTTTAATCATATGCGTTTTCTTATAGTTTTCCTTCATATCCTCAACAATAGCTTCTGACAACTTGTGCTTCTTCCCCATTGTGTCAAATTCTGATAATGATGAATCATAAGACTCTCTACTAACTTTTACTACTTCTACTACTACGTCTACTGCTTTTTCTTTTGTAGCCATTTTAACGACTCCTTTATTTTTATTAATTAACATAATAAACAATATAGCCATAAATCACGTCTTGTCAAACACTTTCAAGGGATATCTTCAAGCGACAACGACACCATTGTAGTCTAAAGCATAACCACGCAAAGGGGGATTACTGGCTAGATAAAGCTTTATATATATATATAGGATAAAATAAGATACACATTAGAGGACACACCACAAAACAAACATATTGATATTTATATAGATATTGCTTAAAATAAAAAGCCGTAAAAGGCTCTAAGATAAACACATAAACGACGGAAGTTAAACAATGTCAGAAACAACATATAAAAAGCATTCTAAATGTCCGACGTGTACACAATGGGTAACTAAAGAAGTAGTAATTAAGTCGTTACCTAAGAGCGTGCAGGTATTATGCGTTCCAGACGATAATGATGATTCCACGTGGTCAGTTACTTTGACAGACTACAGAAATGATGAGACATCAGAATTTGTTGCGACGGATATGAAGGACGTAAGATGGTTTATAGAAAATGTCGCAATTAAGCTACATAGACCAGACCATAGATTTAGTGTCGTATTCCCTACTAGTAGATATGATAGACATAGTCGCATATCAAAGATAGAATTTAATGAGTGGGCAGACGAAAATTTAAAAGAACGTAAGAACAGAACAGACTGGTATAGTAAGTTAGTCAGTAAAGCAACTAAAGACGCAGTTCGTGGCTCTAACGTAAGTAACAGACTTGGATATAACGAGGACGTAGAGTAAATCTATGTCGCAACACAGGAGAGACGCAAATGTCAGATTACGACAAGCACAATAAAATAATCTCGCTAGATAGAGAGTTCGACGTTATTAGAAATAAGATTATAGGGCTACGTTCAGACGTAAGAATATTCTATAATAACAATAATATAGCAACGTCAAAGACTTCAGAATTTAGTCAAAGATTAGATAAAGTAATAGAACTTGTTTTAGACGCAGAAAGCGTGTATAAGAAACAAGTAAGAGAAACACGACAATTAATACAAGAAGTCGTAAATATAACTAAGTAGACAATGTATAAACAAGACACATTTCATATGCCGACGTTTTTAGCAGAAACAAACTGCACCTTTTCGTCGGCGTCTTGTTTGGTCGTACTTAAACAAAGTAAAAATTTAAGATTTTGCGAAAGCAGAAATAGTTTCGTCGCTCGGTCGAACGACGGAAGTACATTAATACAAAAGAAAGGAAATTAGACTATGTGTGGAATATATGGAATAGCCAAATCTCCGACACCTTATACTGCAAGTCAGTATAAAGATGTTAGACGCATTCTGAGAGATATTGCAATAGACTCTGAGTCTAGAGGCAGTCACTCGTCTGGAATAGCATCAGTCGGAAATGGAACTACAATACATAAATCCCTACTTGAGTCTTCAAAGTTTGTAGACACTAAACAATATAGTTCTGTCGTTAAATCGTTAAAGACAGATACTAATATTGTATTAGGACATACAAGGTTTGCGACACAAGGTGCAATTACCGTCAAGAATGCTCACCCATTTAAGGTTGGCAACGTCGTCGGAGCACACAATGGTTGCGTCTATAACGTAGAACAAATGGAAAAGAAACTAGACAAAGTTTGTCCAGTAGATAGCCAGTTGATTTTTAAGTCTATAGACAGGTCAAATACATTAGAAGAAGCCGTCGAACATTTCGATAGCGACTTTGCTTTGTGTTTCGTCAAAGACAACTATAATGTCTTACATCTATGTAGAGAGACAAACAGACCTCTACACGTCGCATATGTTCCTGAACTTAAAACCCTATTCTTTGCGTCTGAAAATGACTTCTTAGAAGATTCATTATGGATTAACGGGGAATACGAACCTAAAGTCTATCAATTAAATAAAAATACATTGTATAGCTTTGACGTAAATAAGTTTGAGGATACAGCAAATGCAACTAAGACGGAGTTTAAGTATGAAAGCAGGGTTTACACTTATAATGTAAATAAATATCCAGTTAAACATACTATAACGACTGCCAATATTGATAATACATACCTTGATAACGACGCTATTTTAGCAGACTTTTCAGGAATGGAATTTGATGATGATGGTTTGCCGTCTAAAGAGTGGTACGAAAGAGAACAAGAAGAGCTTTCGTCTATATATGGTGGCTACGCTTGTAACTGGTATTTTGACGACGTTGAAATGTCTTGGTACTATTTAACAGACGACAATAGACATATGTCTGAAGATGAAATGGCGAACGACTTTTTTCAAAGTCCACACGCACCAGACTCAGAAGACATAATACTAAAAGATAACGAGGACGTAGTGTGACTAGGGTAACAATAAGAACTATAGACAATCACGAGGTAGAAAGAGATGAAATACTCTACGACTCTTGTGGTGGTTGTAGTATGGAAATTACTCCAGACGTCGAATCAGTAGAGAATCAACAAGGGGATACATATTGTAATGGTTGTTACGACGATTATTACTTTATTTGTCGCCATTGTGAAGAAGAGTCGCATATGGACGACGTAACTACTATACACAGCGAAGACATCTGTGTTTCGTGTAGAGACAGTTATTACGACACTTGTCCAGAATGTGACGACTGGTGCTTTGTAGACGATATGCATTATTCGGATAACACAGACTGCGACGTATGTGAGTCTTGTTACGACTATAATGAAGAAAGCGACTACAATTCTTCAGACTCTGTGTCTTGGAGTGTAATGAATAATGATTACGTAGCAACAAATACAGACTTCGAGAATCCTAAAGACTCTGGTTATAATATGACAGAGACTGGAAACGTAAGGAAGAATATGTTTGATGTGACTTACTCTGAAAGAACAGACTTTAAAGATTCTTTTAGTATGATTAAGTCTAGACGATATCAAGGAGTTGAAATAGAATTTAATACTTTCAACGACGTTGATAGAGGCGAATTATTTCAATACTTACACGGAGATATACTTATGTCTAGAACTAATAGGTTTAGACGAAGCGATTGGTCAGACTATATGAAAAGAATGCTTAACGTAGTTTACGACGGCTCTGTTACTGGTGGAGAACACTCGTACGGGTCGGAAGTTGTTATGTTCCCTCGCAGGGGTGACGTCTTAATAAAAGACATAGACGTTATAAATAAAGCAATTAAGAAAATGGACGGATACATTAGCCATAAGTGTGGCTACCATTTACATATAGACGTAAGAGATTACGACTGGTATCATTTTGCAGTCTTAATAGCTATGACTAAGTTAGTAGAGCCTCATATATTTCGTTGGATGCCGTCTAGCCGTAGAACGTCTAGGTGGTGTCAACCAGTTACTCAAAACTGGTCTGAGTTTTCAGACATTGGAAGTAGAGAATCTCTAGTCGATTTCTATTACGACGGAGACAATTATAGAGACGAAAAATATCACGACAAAAGATATTCAGGTCTTAACTTGCACTCTCACTTTCAAGGTAGACAAGGCGTAGAAATGCGATATCATTCTGGTACTTTAAATACCGACAAGATGAAGCATTGGTCTATACTTTGGAGTCAGATTGTAGACAAGTCTTATGAAATAGGTAATGAACTACACGATAAATATGCTGTATATGGAAGCGACGGAACAGATGATTGGTTTGCAAATACTCCATTCATTAAGTCGTTACAAAACGTAGTCTCAGATGAACTAAAGACCGATATATTAAATATAATATCAGTCAATGGAACAAAGAGAGATAGAGTCAACGACATTAAACTAAAACTATCTAGAGATATAAGACGTGAGTTAGGTATAGACATAGAACAGAATCTTCCATATATGGAACTTGACTTAGACAGACTATCTTCATTAGTCGGGATACGTAGTCCTATGGGAATTTACAATAGTCCTACAATGACTATGGACAATATGTTCAAAGTCTTTGACTTGCCTAATACGACTAGAGAGTTTTACAGAAATTGGTGTAAGACTAGAGAAAGTTCTTCTTCTTATGACCCTAACCACGTAGAAAAATGCTACGGCAAGACTACGAGGTTTGTAGAATATCATAAGTTCAGTAACGACTTTAGTACGAAGTCTATGATAGAACATAGACTGCCTAGAGTAAATAGTCTAAGTAGTATATATCAAGACCTTAGATATAGACTAGAGCCTAGACTTATAAGTGAGTATATTAATGTCTAATAGTATGAAAGAACGTAGGCTATACGCCACTAGTCTACGTTCAACTACTACGACGCGATTATTAAAAGTCCACCTGTGATAGCGTTCTACTTTTTTTTATATATATATATACTAGCTAGATAGCTAGAGATAGAAAAAAAATATAAAATAACTATTGACTATTAAATTTATTATAACTATTATAGAAACAGATATGACGGACAGATATAAATATAAACAATTAACGACTGGGAATAGGCAGTCGTCGGCAACCAATCCGACACTCGTTACCCCCATAATTGTAAATATGTTAGGTTGGCAAACCTCTGTCCGTCGTAAAAAATTAAATAACATAACCTTGGGAGGTTAAAATGAGTAAGAAGTATAAAGTAAGAGTAAGTATTCCAGTAGAGTATGACATTTCAGACTTAATGACTAGTTTTGATACTACTATAGATGTAGAAGCAGATAACTATGAAAAAGCAGTCAGTATAGCTAAGACGGAGTTTAATGATAACTACGACTTAGATTCTATATACGACGAAATCTACGAAGCAGTCAAAACTAATATGTTGGTGTGGTTAGACGGAGATTATGAGTGTGACACTTATGACGACGACTACTACTTTGCAGAAGAACAACAACCTAGACCTTTTCCAGGAATGGAAGGCAAGGGAATAGACGGAGGCAGTAATGAGTAAAGAAGCAATGAGATTACAAGCAGAAGTAGTAAATGCGACTGCAAAACTATATCAATTAGGATATAAAATAGAGTGTAAATACATACAAGGTGCTGGTTGGGCAAGTGAGATAGTCAACTATAACAATGGAGAGAACTTTCAACACGACTATCAAGCTAAGATAGACGCAGAACAAGAAAAGAATAATGACTATGCTATAGACAATATGACTTGCGACGATGAAATGGTAATTGACGATGTTGGTCAGATGTATGACCCGACAGAGAGACTAAAAATGGAGGAAGAAAATGAATAAAATAAAACCACTAGACAATAGATTACTAGTACAAGCAGACGCAGTAAAAGAGAAGACGGATAGCGGTATCTTAGTTTCTTCTGAGACTCAAAAGAAACCAAACACTGGAGTAGTACTTGAAGTAGGACCGAAAGTTGAGACTCTTAAGTCTGGCGACTATATTACATATCCAGATTATGCAGGTACTATTATATATACCGACGGAGAAGAATACTTGATAATGAGAGAAGCTGAAGTCTTAGCTATACTAGAGGACTCTAAATGAGTGTCGTAATAGTAATTCTAGTATTTTTATTGCTAGTCTACGCAAAAATCATCTTAGAAGAGATTGATAGAGAAGAAGACAAATAATGATTGAGACAAAATTGAATAAAGGTGCAGTGCCTAGACTGACGCAAGAGATATACTTTAAGTGTAGCTCAAATGGGTCTAAAAAAATAAACAGACAATTAACTTTAAAAAGCTTTGACAAAAAGCTTGGAGAGTTAATGCAATCAACGGAGATTAAATGAAGAAGATAGACAACAGAACTACTGGCGACAAGCTTATAGATAGCCTTAAAGTAGAGGTAGAAGTAATGAGTTTTAGTCAACAACAGCTAACTTTATATATAGGACAAGTACAAGAATTAGTCAAAAAACTAGCTTACGACTTAGATAAATATAAAGAGGGTTATAGTATTTTGTCGGAATATTTCGACTATATACCAGACGATAATAAGCAAGATGTTGATAAGAAACTAATGAAACTTAACTTATAAAGTTATAAAGTTTATATTGACTATAGTAATATGTAGTACGTATATTGAGATATGAAAAACAGATACCAAACCTCGTTTATGATTGATAAAGAACTTTGGATAAAGTTTAAATCTAAATCATCAAGTGAGGGGGAGTCAATTAAAGATAAACTAAATAGTCTAATATTAGATTACGTCAACGATAAGAAGGAGACAAGATATGCCCGCAGTTGGTTTTTATTACCCAGATGGAAGTAAATTGTCTTTTGAAGATATCAAAGACGGAAATGTAGATATATTTAAAATGGGTATGTCTTTACCTACTTTAATTGAAATGTCGAAAGAAAGAGACCCTAGCAGGAAGCCGTCTACAACGGAGTTGCTTGTCGGTGCTTGTGAATCCTACTTAAAGAGAACTAAGAACTATCATGTGAATCCACAAGATAGAGCTTTCTCGTTAGCGGGAACTATGCACCATGCTAAACTAGAGCAACACTCAGACGAAAGACACTTGTTAGAACAGAAGTTAGAAGAGTTTAATATAACTGGAATAGCCGACTTATATGATAAGGAGACTAAGATGTTACTAGACTACAAAAACACTGGTTCTTACAAATGTGCTCAACTATTAGGGATGACATACAGACTAATACCAGACCCAACTGGTGCAAAATATAAAATCTCTGGGAAATGGGGGAAGAAAGGTTCTCCTAAAATGATAAAAGAATGGTACAGAGATGAGGGTTTAGCAGACTTCGGAGATTGGGGTTGGCAGCTTAACTGGTATAGATACCTATTAAGCAAATCTGGCTACGACGTAGATAGGATGTGCATACAAATCACACTTAGAGACGGTGGAGTAGCAGTAGCTAGGGATAGAGGATTAAGTAATAATATATACTTAATTGAAGTGCCGAAATATGACGACGAAGTACTTGAGAATAAGTTCTTAAAAGCTAGAGACGAATTAATTCGAGCTTTAGAAACTGGTAACTTACCTCAAAAGTGTAGTAAAGAACAAACGTGGAACGGGAAAAAATGTCAATCTTATTGTGACGTTAGAGAACTATGTCCATATAACAACGGGAGTATAAATGGGTAAAATGAGTGAGTTGGACTTAAAAAGACAAGAAGTGGAAGCGATGGAAGTGTCAAAAGGACACTACAATCCAGAAATATTCGAAGAGACTTCTTTGATTTATAAGCACCAACAAGTTTCAGAAGCACCTACTCCTCAAGACGTAGTTAAAACTAAGAATGGTTTTGAATATGTAGACGAAGGATATATGCGTTGGAGATTAAACCAACATTATCCTATCTGGTCTTGGGAGATAGTCAAGTATGAAACACTTGGAGACAAGGCTATAGTAGTTCACGGACGTCTAAAGATTATAGACGAAGGTGTGCCACGTAGTTTCGACTCAGTAGCAGCACATAGAATAGCTCAAGCTAGAAGTGGTTCTGGATATGTAGACTTAGGTAATGACCTAAAAGCCGCAAATTCAGATGCATTTAAAGTTGCAGTTAACAGATTGTGTAATGTTGCAGACGACATATATAGGAAGCAGTATATTGACAAGACTCTTAGTCAAAATCAATATGATAAATTGTTACTTACTATGTCACAACTAGATGTGCAAACTGCAGAAAAAGTCGAATCTGCTTTAACGTCTGGTAAAATAAATAAAGACAATTACGAGAGTGTAATGTCTAAATTAACAATTACAACGGAGGACAAATGAGTAATGTTAATGAAATGTTATCAGAGATAGATAACAACGTAGCCTATTACAATCCAACTGAGGATACTACTGGCAATAAATATGAGCCAATTCCAGAGGGAACGTATGAAGCTAACGTAAGCAAACTAACTACAAAGAAAGATATTGTTGTTAAGAATTCGTATATTTGCGACATTTTTGAAGCTACATACGCTATAGACGACGACAATTATCCTAAATTAAAGAACAGAGAAATTAAGTCTAAAGGTTATTTTAGATTTAAGAAACCTGACAAAAACACGCACCCTGGACTTGAGGACAATCAAGGTAATAATAAGGGTTATATGATTTTTGCAGAAGCTTCTGGATATGAAATGCAGAAAGATGATACTGGGAAATATTTACTTCCCTACTTGATGGAATCTGATATATCTGGAAATCCTGTTACTGTGAAAGTAGTTCACGACAAATGGACTGGTAGCGACGGAGATAAGAGAGTAACTCCATTAGCAGTTAATGTGTTTAAGTCTAAAGATAGAGTTAAGAAAACACAAGTAACCGAGTTGCCATTCTAGTGGAATATTCATTCAAGTTAACGGAGGAGCAAGCAATGTCTTTAATAGAGGTAATTGAGCAGCATAGATGTGAAGGCGAAGAAGAACTATGTTCTAACGTAAGAACATCTATTAAAACTCAGTTTAAGTCTCAGTTTAAAGAAAACGAGGAAGGGATTACCTTAGAGGTAGATAATATATTAGAATCTGCTAAAAAGACTCTCGGACCAGGATACTGCGACAACTGCGACTAATGGACATTTCTAAGTGGAATCGAATAATGAAGTCTTTTCAAGACTTGATGGGTTACGAAGAAGGAACTCGAGAAGTCGTTATTATGAAAAGACTTTCTTTCGGTATAAAAAAGGGAGTTGAAGAGATTGATGCACGGGAAGAAAGGGTTTTCGTGCATCTTCTTAGAAAAACATATAGGGAGATAGCTAGTGATAAGAAGTCAAGAGAGGATAGTAAAAGACAATCTTAAAGAAAACGGAGTTATATCTGAAATAGAGGTATTACTTAATCACGGAATAACACCGTGGACGTTAAGAAAAATAATTAATTCCATAAGAAACCAAGGTTATAGAATGTCATCAGACAGATTGTACTTAGATATAGAATATGTTTGGTTAGATAGTCCTAATAAGTGGTAAAAAATGGATAAACTTTAAATAATGAACGAGAGTATATATATAAGAAAAGATAGTTATTTAGGCGATAGTTATATCGAAAGAATAATTTTGAGAGCTTGTAGGGGTATCCTCGAAAGGAAAATTTGTGAAAGATTTAATAAAATATAGAAAAAGGTTTAATCAACCAATAGTCTTCAATGGATTGCAAGACGGAGTGATATCTCCGACAGATATAGACTTTTGTTTTGAAGTAGACAATAGGTTTTTATTAATAGGGGAATGTAAAACCGAGGGTAAGAATTTAACTATAGGCCAAAAGCTTGTAATTCAAAGAATAGTAGATAGTTGGCAGAAGTCTGGTAACGATAAATTATCTATAGGATATTTTGTTACTCATAATATTAACGCTGCAGACGATATTGTATTAGCAGACACTGACGTGAAGTCTATATATTTTAATGGACAGTGGCAAGCTAAAAATATTAAGTTCAAGGAAAGCCTTCAGATAATATCTGAAAAGTGGAATATTAACAAACTTAAGAATTTAAAGTGAGGACAAGATGTCTAGTAAATCAAAAGCAAAAGGAAATAGATTTGAAAAAGAATGCGTCGAGATTGCAGAGCAACATGGATTTCAAGCAAAGCGTGCTTGGGGTAGCGACGGTAGAAGTATAGGTAAAGATTCAGAAGTAGACGTAGTAATTAATTACTTACTTTCATCTGATATGGAGAGAGAGATGGACGTACAATGTAAAGTAAGAAATAAGATTGCACAATACCTACTTCCGCCAGAATCTTGCGATATAACCTTAATCAAACAAGATAGAGGTGAAATATACGCAACAATAAGATATAAAGACTTATTGGAGTTGATACAACTCACATTTCAATTAGATTAATAAATAATAAATAGGGAGTTATTATGAGAATACATTATGACCAAAAGTCAAAAAAAGAGTATGAACAAGAAAAATCACAATTTATGTCTTTGTGGTATTATTTTGAAAAAGATGAAGAGTGGTTTGATAAAGCAGCAGTAGATAAATATGTAAGAAGTAGGAATAATCCTCATTACGAAAACAATAGACGTAATCAGCCTTATAGAGACGTTTCTACAACAAGAATACCTACAAGGTGTCCTAAGTGTAAAAAATCTTGGGCAATAGAAATGGTATCTGCTAGTAAGTTTGAGTCTAATTATTTAGACCAATCACTATATAAGAATATACCAATGGTTAAGGGAGAATGTCATGAATGTAAGGAGTCTGAATAATGGTCATAGAAAAAGCATTAGCAATACATAGCCCAGAGTCTGAAAAAGCCGTATTAGGTTCTATACTTTTAGATGAAAATTGCTTTGAATTGGTAAAAGATTTTATACCTGAGAAAGAGGTTTTTTACGACCTAAACAACAAAGCTATATGGGAAGTTATTTGTAAATTAAAAAAAGAAAACATACCAGTAGATTTGATAAACGTTTCTACTAAGTTAGACAATATGACTTATTATGTTTCTGGTCTATTAGAGGCAACACCGACTGCAGCCAATGCTATATCATATGCTAGGCAGCTGAACTCTGATTGGTTAAGAAGGAAGTTGGTAGAGCAGTCTCATCAGATAGCTGCTAAAGCTACAGATAATACAAATGATATAAATGCACTACTTGTTAACGTTCACGACACTGCTAGTTCTTTACTAAACCTAGAGCCTGGACAAAAGTTTAACTTAGAAGAATTATTATCAGAGACTCAAGATTCTATATTTAATCAAAGAAACTTAGTAGGTACTGGAATAAAGCCTTTAGATTCTATTATATCAGGTATGACAAAAGGTGAAATAACTATCTTTGCTGGACGTCCTGGTAATGCTAAGACTACAACGGTTGCAAATATTGCCAGAAATTTAGTTTTACAAGGCAAGAAAGTTGTAATGTTTAACAGAGAAATGCCTAATACAGAAATGATGAAAAAATTCATTGCTATGGAATCAAATAATATAACATATGATATGTTAAGACATAATGCTATATCTCATAAGGATAAAATACAAAAAAGTTTAGAAATTATTAAAGAAAAGTATACTGACAAACTATTTATGTTTGACAATATACGTAATTTAGAAGGAACTTTTAGGGAGATACGTCGTATAAAGCCTGACATAGTTATCGACGACCACATAGGTCTTATTGAATATGCTAGTAATGATATGAGAGACTTAAGACTTAAGATAGGTGATACGTCTAGAAGATATAAGTGGTTATGTAAATCTGAAAAGATTTCAGTAATTCTTGTATCGCAACTTAATCGTAATATAGAATACAGAACAGAACGTATTCCTAAACTTAGTGACCTTGCCGAATCGGGTAATCTAGAACAAGACGCAGAGATAGTAGCATTTACGCACTATCCTTGGACAGTTAATTTTGAGAATGCAAAGCACGGTAGATATGGTTTAGAGATTGTAGTAGCTAAAAATAGATATGGTTCTACTGGTAAGGCGTCTGTAGGATTTGCTCCAGACTCTTGTAAGTTATACGACACAGTTGAAGAGGTGGAGGCTATTTCTGCTCCTCCTATGTCTGACGTGCCTTTTTAGTCTAAAAGGTTTCCTAAATTAATTCTTACGGGGTTTCCTGAACCTGGACGACTTCCGTATTTACCAGAAAACTTATGAAGGAAGTCTCCGAAATTTTGACCTTGCCCTCTACGGCCCGAAGAAAGGCTTTGAATTAAGGTTTGTAAAATCTCTTTATTACTGACGTCGGAATGTTGCTCTGATGCTATATCAAAATCATATTCATCTTCAATAACAAATTCTCCTTTTTCATTTTGAGTAAGAGCTGCTTTACCTAGAGATGTTTGTAAACTTGTTTGAGGGTCTTTAAAACTAGACTTTATTATATCTTTCAATGTAAATTCGCCCTCTTCATTTTTCATTTTATCAACGTTTCCATAAAAATTAATTGCTCTTCTTTCTCCTTCTTCAAAATTTTCTGTATAATCAGGAACATCTTTAAGCTTGGAAATTATATATTGAAGCTCAATTTCTGTTAGGTCTTTTTCGGTAAATGTTTTATCTATACCTAATAAATCTGCTAAAAACCATCTAGCATTAGAAGGAATAAAGTCTTTTATTCTTTTACGTCTAGTCTCTACGTTGGAATTATCAGGCATGTTAAGGTCTACTTTGTCTTAAAATAGCTTTTAATATTTGAGTAAGGTTTTGTCCTTTCTTACCAAACAAACCACTTCCAGTCAATCTTTCTAATGCGTCTGTTTGTAAAGAATCTTGTTCAGCTGTTTTATTACCAAAAACATCAGAAAGAGTTTCCATAGCTTTATCACCTTCACTTCCAAACAATCCACTTCCCTTAAGTCTTTCAGACTGTTCTGGTAGAGTCGTTTGTTTTCTAGTTTCTACGTTAGAAGTATCTTTTAAGGTTTGAGTAAGTCCGCCGACTGGAGATAAAGCTCCTAAATAATCTTTAGTTCTTTTCAATGAATTTTTAATTCTCTCATCTTCTAATACTTCTTGTACTCTATTTCTAATTGATTGTTTGGCTTGTATATCTTTAAGCTTTGTACCAGTCAAAGGATTAATATTTCCAGATTTTAATTTAGAATTTAATAAAGACCTTCCTAACTTTCCAACCTTTTCCGTATTACCCATAGGGTTAAGCATCATAGCTAATTCTTCCATTGAAAGCATTTCTGCTTCGTTTCCAAATGTATTCATTTGTAATAATTTCTTTAATCTGTCGTTCATAATTTATCCTATGGTATATATTGTTTTTCTTCTTGTTGTGCTTTTACTTTTCTTTCCCACTTCTTTTGTATAGTTTTCCAAGATACATCAGAAGATTTTATTTGTAGACTAGGATACATAGACCCATAAGTTTTATTAAAATCTACATACATCTTTATTGCTTCTTTGCTATTTCCGTCTTCAATCATATCTCTAATACTTTCTACTGTTCTTCCTTTAGTATTTCTAATTCTGTCTTTCTTCATACCCTCAGTCTCTGCTCCAGGAGTAATTTTAAATTTTCCAATACCAGCTCCCGTTCTAACCATCCTACTAATATTACCACCTGCTATAGGAGCTAAGACTGTTGCAGCTTTTCTAAATGGTACATCCCACTGTTCTGGATAATGGGTCTCCATACTTTTAGCAAACGTATCATAAGACCTTATAAGTCTTTGGAAGTCGTCAATTATAACTGGCTTTAAAAAGAAACTTATAGCAGAACCAGGGTCTTCGTCTGTTAAAATATCAGACATAACACCAAAGGAACCTACGTTAGATAGAGCATTCATATAGTCATCAAAAGTTTTATCTTCTTTTAATAATTTTATTCTAGCTTCTTTACCGTAAAACTGAGGCTCTCCTGTTAATACTTGATTAAGTTTCTCTTTTGCCCACATAACAAAACTACCACCAGCAACTCCGCCTATACCTAAATTAAGTAATGGCATAACATTTCCGTCTATAAATTCTCTTTCAATAGTTCTTTTCATATAAGTAGCTTGCCTATAACCAAATCTTTTAAACAGTAGCAAAGGTTTTATCATAGGGTCATTAAACAAAAATGGGTCTAACATAAAGTCTCGTTGTAACTGAGAGTTCTTAGCGAACTTTTGCATAGAGCCTAGAAGTTTAGTTCTAAATAATTTCTGTTCCTGTGTTGTATATCTACCCGCTTCTATTGCGTCTAAATGTTTTATAACATCTTTTTCTTTTAATCCCATTCTACCCAATTTATTAACAGCCCACTTTTTTCTTTGAGCTGGAGCTAAACTAGAAAGAAAATCTTTCCCTGCAATAGCTCTACCAAGTTTTTTCACAGTTTCCTCAGCTGTAGCTGCAGCTATCATTTGATTCATTTCATTAATTTTAGAAAAAGGGTAAGCTGTTTTTTTAGTAAGATATGTAATTCCGTCTGTGTAGCTCATCTTACCTTTTATAAACTCTTTTATAGGAGCTTCTGTCTTTGTAAGTCTGGCTGCTCCAATCTGTAGAGCTTTATCTTGAAGAACAATTTCGTCAAAAGCAGTTAAAATAGTAGCTCCACTTCTATTAACTCTATCTCTTAATTTCGCGTCTGTAGCTAATCTATAAATAGATTTTAATGTAGTCCCCATACCAGCCTCTACCGCTGTAGATATAAAAGTCTGAGTAAGATTAGGTATAACAGCTTGACCTAAAGATATTTTACCCATCATTTCTAAGTTAGCTATAGTCTGAAAGCTTTTAGATAATGGAGTAGTTTTATCAAAATTAATCTCTCCAGTAAATACTTCTTTTATCATCTTAACTGCGTCAGATTGGTTTTGTATAGTAAGAGGTAAATCTTGTCCACCTAAAAGCTTAGGCAGTTTTAACCCACTCATTTCTGCTGATGGGTCTACTCTAGCTAAAAGCTGGTTAAAGTAAGCACCTGAAGGTGTAAAAGCTTTTGATAGCTCAATACGTTTAGTAGCACCAGACGTATACTCTACTAATAATTTAGTAAAATCTTTCTCCATTAATTCTGGAACTAATTTAATAATATCTCTATTAGTAAGTTCAAAGTTTGCTAATTTTCTTGCTTTTTCAAGAGGACTAAAAGGTCTTAAAGTATTCGTATACATACCATGATTTAAAACTCTGAATACGTCGTATGTATTAGGCTGTCCAGAAGAAGATAGGGAGCTACTTAAAGCGTTCCATACTTTTTTAAATTCTATAGCTCCAGGTTTTTTAGACGCAGTAAATTGACGAACAAGTCCATCAAGCTGACTGTTTAATTTATTTAAAGTATCTCTGCTGTAGTTTCCATCTAAATTAAATCCTTCTAACTTAGTAAGCTCTAGAACTTTTTGCTCCATAGTTGACATATTATCGAACATTATGTCCAAAACATCCTTTCTAAACATTCTAGGTAAATAACCGTCTACTTTTTTTGCTAGATTTAAGTTAGCACTTTTAGCGTCATTCCATATACTTATAGGGTTTTTTACTCCATCTCCACTAGTAGTAAAAATATGTGTATCTATAATCAAATCTTTTCTAAGTTTTAATCTTTGTTGTTCTTTACCTCTAGCTCTTGCAATTCTTTCGTCCATACTTCTTAACCAAAGTTTCCTAGTACCAACCTTTTGAACTTCATCAAAATCTTTCCATGCACTAACTTTTTCATCTCCCCTTAAATATCCATCCCACCATTTTTTGTCATCAAAGTCTAGATTTCTTTTAGTAATCTGATTAATAGTAATTAATCTTTCTGTTACTTTTTGTTCTGTTCTATTTGTAACATTATTAACAAGTCTTGCTATTTTACGTGCAAAGGGGTCAGTTAGATGATAATAAAAAGGTGTTAAAGGTCCAAGCATTTTAGCAAAGGGACCTTTACTAGCCCCAGAAGTTTGATACATATAGTTTGTATCGTTAAGCTTTGAATTTGTTTCTATAAAATCTCTAATACCTTTTTGGTTTCTTAAATTTTTAGTAAGAATAGCTTTCTCACTTGTGGTCATATTTGAGATTTTAATAGTTTGTCCGTTTTCTATAGCGTTTGCCCATCTAAAGAAACCGCTTGTTCCTCTTTCTTGTCCACGTTGTATTGTGTTAGAGTTAATAGTGTCTATTAAAGAGTTAGACCAGTCTTCTGCTTTATACCCCTCTACTCCGTCTAAAGCTTTCTGTCTATAAGTTCTTAATTCTACGTCGTGAAATTTAGATAATATCTTTCTTTTGTTTCTAATGTTTCCTAGATTATTTTCAAACTTTCTTAGAAGCTCTACGTCAGAAGTATGGAATTGAAAGAATAGTTCTGTGTTTTTGGCGTCAAGACGGAATCTTCCTTGACCCTCAACATCTATTTGCATTTCAAAGCCCTTACCTTTTTTAGTAGTCTGTCTAAAACTTCCATTTACTATTTTAGCAGAAGGGAAAGGTATTGCTTGTTTATTACCAAATACTATCTCAGTATCTACTTCACCTTTAATATTTGTTCCATCGGGAACAATAGTATCCGTCCCCTTATACTTTCTAACCTTAGTAACTGACTGTCCATATATATTAGTTCTTTGGAAAGTTCCTCTACCCATTTTAAATTGTTGACTAGGTCTTAATGTACGCTTATCTTCTATATCTTTAATATTAGTAAAAGGTTGTTCAACTTGTTCATATAATTGAGCTTTTTGAGTTAATGCTAAGTTTTCATACGCAGCTTCTCTAGTTGCCGATGCAGTCTCTTTAGCACCAATTTCATCTCTAAGTTTTTGTTTTTTAATTTTCTTACCATAAGCACGTATACCTCCTGGTAAAGTTAGTGCAGCTGTTAATCCACCAGCCATAGCCAAGTCTTGAAACTGAGGTAGTCTTCCTTCGTAAGCAATAGGACTTAATGCACCGAAAGTTAATCCTTCTCCAACAAAACCAGCAGCACTACTTCCTTTTCCTAGAGGAGATATAAGTTTAGACATCCTACCTACTCCACCAGCTAAACCTAATGCACCACCTCTAAAGAAGTCTTTAGCGTCCGCATTTTTCATAACAGCACCTAGTGCTTGTCCGTAATTCATATCTTTATACTTATCTAAATCTACGTCTGAAGCAAGTATTTCATCTCTCGCGTCTCTTGCAGCTTCATAGAATCCGTCGTGAGCACCTAACATAAATGCTTGTTGTCCACCTATTTGTATAACATCATCAACTACAGATTGTGCAGCTTTCTGACTTAATCCACCTCTTTTTGTTAACATAGCAGCAGCTCTTTGAGCAGTAGTTCTGTTAGGACCTACAGCTACGCTAGCTGCAGCTTTTCCTGCTATACCTTTTATTGCAGCTCTAGACGCTAAACTTCCTGCTCCCATTGTAGTCGCCATTAAAGCTAAGTCTTCTTTTGAAGCAAAGAAAGATAAGAATCCAGCTGCAATGTCATGGACAATTCCCTTGGGTTGGTCAACTAGATTATAATATTTTTTACCAGTGGTCATTTCGTGCATGATTCCACCTAAAGAGTTATTGTAAGCTTCCTTGTAAATTGCAGGAACTGTGTCCCAGAATGCAGACCTGTCTTCATCTCTTTCTACTGGTTTAGTTGGGGTAGAACCTAAAGAGGTGTATCCGTATAGTTTTCTATTGAATTTATTATTTCTTATAGGAGTAAAATCTTCTTCCTCTTTCTGATTCTCTAAATCAGGTAAGTCTGGTAAATCAATTGATGATATACCAGAATATTGTTCAAATCTTTTTTGAAATTTTGATGGCATAATTATTTATTTTTTTTTAAAAATTGATTTATTATTTTACCATCTTCATTTTTGACGTCTATTAGTTCGTAATCTTTTAATAGGTCTCTACCTTCAATAACCTGTTCTAGTCTTTTTTCTAAAATCACGGTTTTTTTAGGAGCCTTTTCTACTTCTTTTCTTAATTTACTAAGTTCATACTGATACCCTTTTAAAGTTGCTTTGTTTGTAAAAGTTCCTCTAGCCTGACCTGGAACATCAAGATAAACATTAGAACCTACTCTATAAGTTTTATTTTCTTCAATAGCTGTCTCTAGTTGTATAATTCTACTTCTGTTAGCTTTATCTCTTTCCAAATGACTTCTTAATTGTTGTGTTCTAATTTTAGTTTTAAGAGGAGATTTTTTAGGTAATCGCTTTAAAGCTTGGCTTGGAACGCTATCTATAATAGTTCTATTCTTTTTTAAAGAATCCCTTTCTTCATCATTTAAAGTAGTTCCTTGACTTCTTTTTAAGATAAGTCTGTCATATTCATTTTTTGCATTTGTCACAAATTCCATTTTACTTGACATTGCTGGAACTTCTTCATTGTCAAGAACTTTAACTTTATCTTGGGGAGAAAGATTTTTAAAAGTATCTAAATCTGTTGACGGTTCATCTACTATTGTAGTTTCTTCATCGGGGTCATCTTTAAACATTTCGCTAGCATCTAAAACTTCTTGACTAACTCCTTTGTTTAATAGATAAGATTCTATCTCCTTATCGTCTTTAGCTTCTCCGCTTTTTATTAAACCAAAACCTAGTCTTTCAATATGTAAGTCTCTGTTAAACTCACTCATTCCATTAATTTCTTGTGAAAGAGATTCCCAGCTTCCATATTGATTTACAGTGTTATTAACATATTTTTCTGCTAAAACTTGTTCTGACTCGAATAATCCAGACGCTCTGTATATATTGTTTAAGTTTTCTTTGTATTCTTTTTGTTGTTGAGCTGTAGCATTAGGTGCTAGAACTTGCTGGTCTAATGGTAGTTGTGAAATAATACTATCTTTTTGAGCTTCTGTTAAGTTGTCAAATCCAGATTTCTTACCTAATGTCTGGTCATATAACTTAGAATTAAAAGAAAAAAATTCAAGTTCTCTTTCTTGCATTTGAATACCTACAAATGCTGCATCGTTTTTATTAGTTTCAATTTTAAAACGGTAATCAGCTTTTTGCTTATCAGTTAAGTCGTTATATATATTAAGAATGTTTCTATTCGCTTTAGTTACTTGGTCTTTAGTAGGGTTTAAACTATTAAAAATATCAAAATTATTTTCATAAGTATCATTAATACCTCTAACTTTATCTATTTTAATTCTAGACGTTTCACTACCAAAGTCTGCTTCGTTACGACCATATTGTTTTGACCAAAATAATCCTTGTTGATATTCTGTTTCTGCTTCTTCGTCGTTACCCGTAAGAGAATAAGAAGTAGCTTTTGCAAAATGACCAATTATTTTTTCATTTTTTCTATTATCTTCTTTTAGCCTGTCTTGTCCAGTTACATAGGTAAAATTCTTTTCAAAATTGTCTTGAGATTGTTTTCTAGCATCTAATGTGTCTTGTCTCTGTTGAGCTCTATCGTCTCTATCTTGTTTATCTGCAATAATTCTAGGTAGAGTTTGATTTAACAATCTATCTACTGCTGTTTCTCCAGCACTTTTTGGGTATATAGGATTTCTAGCCATTATACTGTTTCCTCTTCACTGCCTTGATATTGGTCGTAAATAGCTTGAGCTAATTCGTTCAATTGTGCAGCATTTAAATTACTGTGTGCGTTTTGTACAAAAGCTTGAAATGCTTGACTACTATTAGTTAGGTCTCCAAATATGTTATATTCACTTAATTGAGCTGCAGTCATAGGACTTCCTTTAGGTTGGTTTTTATAACCTTGGTTAGCTTCACTTTCAGCGTCAGATTTAGTAGCACCAGACGACATTAAATTCAAGGCTTTATTTCCTTGCGTGTTTATGAAGTCTAATAAAGAGCCTTCTAAGATTCCAATCTGTCCACCTATTTGTTCCTGGACTCCAGAATATCTTGCTTGTGTTTGCTGTCCTAGTTGCTCCAATCCTTGCTGACCACTTTCTCTAGTCAGCTTTCTTCTTTGTCCAGCTCTACCTCCAACAAGACCGCTAGTGCTTTCTTTCCCAATCATACCTAATAAAGTATCTTGTAAGTCTGCTTGCATTCCTTGAGTTCTAGACTGAAACTGTTGACCAATATCTGACATCTTTCTTTGTTCTGATAATTTTAGTGCCTCCAGACTTTCATTATATCCACCAACATCAAAGGAATCAAAGTATTCAGAATATTCTGAACCATAACCATATTGAGATGCAGGGTCAAATAAATTATATCCAGACTGACCTACTCCAGATAATACCTCATCTAATCCAGAAAAAGTTGAACCAAATTGTCCACCATAATTAGTTGAACCAGGAGTTTGGTTATTATTAGAGCTAGGGTCTCCTCCCATTCCTCCAGGGTTTGGATTGTCATCTATAGGGCCTTTAACACCGCCTTGTCCAAAAGTTCCTCCACCAGCTTTAATAACGTCTGGATTGTTAAATCCAAAATTGTTATTATCGTTAAATCCTCCAGGCTTTCCAAACATCTTTGGATTGTTTTGCATAAAACTGCCTTGCATTTGTTTTAGTATATCGTCGTACATTCCCATAATTTTTTCCTTAAACGTTACTAAAATTATCAGTGCTTCCTAATAATCTTTTTTGTATATCATCTCCATAATTCTTTTCTAATCCTCTCATTGCTCTTCTTTCCTTCCCACCTGCAAACAGACCTCTAACATCATCTCCAAATTTATCCTGAATTCCATATACATTCAAAGCATCATTAAGTGCATTAGTCATATTTAATAAACCTTGTCCTTCATTAGCGTCAGATATAAATTGATTAGTAGAAGCTATATCTCTACTAAAATCTTTTCTTGCTTGTGAGTAAAACTTACCTCCGGGTAATGAGCTAGATATGGTACCACTATAAGGTTTAACAGAATTTCTACCTAAAGATGAAGCTAGTCCACCAATAAGAGCTCCACCTAAAGCTCCTAATGGAGTAAAAGATACAGCACTACCAAGTAAGGTACCAAAAGCACCCCACCTTCCTCTTCTTTGTGCTTTTTGAGTTATTTCTCTATTGGTTTCTTCTACGTCTGTAAAATAATCAGACTGAGCAGATAATAAATCTCGACGCTCTCCTTCTATAGCCATTCCAGCACCAGTGTTAGTTTGTCCTGATTGGAATCTTTGTCTTCCTTGTAGTCCTGAGATAAGTTGGTTAAAGCTTTTTGACATTATAATTTTCCTTCTGTTAATTTTAAAAAATGTTCAACACTACCAGCACCTTCTGCTGTATTATAGTGTTCTTTCCAATACTTTGCTAATCCTTCTGGACTATGTTCAATACTCTCTGGTACACGCCAGTACTTAATTCTGCAATGTAAGATACCAGCAGCAATATTAGTACGAAGAATCCAGTCCCAATTATCAGGCTGAGGGTCAATAAAGTGATAAGGGTCAATACCAAGAATATCTGCAGCCCTTTGCATAAGTTCAGGCCTAGCTGATATAAAATTTTTGCAGTTGTCAACGGCTGTCTCTGGTTCCACCTGCCAAAAGCTTCTTGCAGGACCTTCTCCAATTTGTTCAATGTATTTGTACTTGCTCTCCACAAGTCCAGTTGCATAGACAATATCCAAAGCCTCATCTTTCGCATACTTTTCTCCTAACTGAACGCAAACATCTTTAATAAGTCTTTTCATTTGATTACTATTTACGCTCACATTGTCTCCTTGTAAGATTAATAAAACTAATAATATTAGTGCATGAATGTATCTCACCTTTGTAAAATAGTAAAGTTTTGTCGTCTATGTCAAGTATATTTATCACGGTATTAACATCTTCCCCGCGTTTCCTCCGGTTGTAATTAATCGTGTTTCTCCAAGCTCTAAAGATGCATCTTCGTTCTCTGCTATTGCAAAGTAAGTTTTACCTGTTCTAGCAACTCTAACACCTTCTGGAATAATCTTAATAGCATCTTTTTGAGGTTGTTTAACATCAGAGTTCTTAGCGAATGTCTTTAATTCTTTTTCTGCTGCTGGTCCTTTAGCTTGAACAAACTCTAATTCAAACATCTTACCAAATTCTTTTCTAACTACTTTAAGTCTGCCATTGTGATACTGTATAACTTCTTCTCCGTTCTTCATATCGGACTTAGCTACAGCACCACGTCTAACTTCTTTATTAGTTCCTGCTATTCTTCTACCTCTAACTAATGACATTATCTTTGTCCTTTTGCTCTTAGTATAATTGATAAATCTTGTAACTCAAATGTTGAACTTACTGCACCAGAAGCTTGTAGTTGTAACGACTTACCACCTTTACTTGCACCTGCTATAGCAAACTCTTTTGTTCCCATAACCGTTACAGTTGTTCCGTCAATTGTATTGTTCAACGCATTGGCATTTGTATCATTTAAAAATATATCTGAAGGGTCTGCTCCGTCTAATCCAGCAGATATTACAGCCGCAGTATTACCATTTAAATAGGTAGCATATACAGAATAAAATCTTTTGTCTACAGACGGTAATTCAAAGTCTATTTCTTTTGTTTTTATGTCTATAGTTTGTGCTGCAGGCGTAGGGTCATATCTTTTAAATGTACCACTATCTGCCAAACATACTAATTCTTCTCCATATACTACAAAGTTAGTAATCTTATCTCCCTCTAGAACACTAGTGCTATTAACGTTAACAATAGAATTGG